ATAATTTTCAAAACTTCCCACAGAAAGGTCGTCCGCGATATCATATAAAGTCGCTTCTTGCGAATCATCAGCTTTCCTTAACGTTCTACCAATCGATTGTAGTACCTTAATTTCAGACTTCGACCCTGAAGCAAAAATTACATTATCTAATCTTTTTAAATTCACACCAGTGGAGAAGACTCCATAACTTGCGAGAATGTCGTGTCTTTTTTCTTTGTCATTCTCAACAAGATGTCGAATGTTTTCGCGCTCCTCACCTGATGTTCCACCATAGATGAAATGTAATTGACGTCCGTCCTTGCGAAGCAAGGGTTCTAAGACCTTACCATGTTTCTCAACCAAATCAAATAAAATCAAATTATTCTGACCTTCGAGACTATGTACTAAGTTCTTAATAAAATTGTTTCTCTTTTCGTGATTAACGATAAACTCTCTTTCAGCCGGCCACTTCTTCACTTTATCTTTGACCTTATTAATCGCGTCCTTAAATGTTTTACGAGCATCGTTGTTGTGTGATAGAACGATTGCTTTAACTTTGAAGTCCGCAACTGTTCCCTTGTTCATGAGTTCTTTTGTGTTAATGATTTTCTTTACTTGACCAAAGCAACCTTCTAATACTAACCTATGAGTTTTTGATTCTGAGGATTTGAGTGTACCAGTAAATCCATGTCGATACTCACAGTTCGTAAGTTTTTCCATAATTGTCGTAAGTGACTTCGCTTGGAAAGTGTGTGCTTCATCTCCCATCACTACTCTAAATTGGTCAAACCATTCCTTAGGTTGTTTAGTGAGAGATTGCCACGTTGAAATTACGATAGGTGCTTTTGTGTTCTTATCAACACCACCTTGAATAGTGTATATAATATCTGGGTCACATCCATAATCTTTAAAGTCACCAGCCATTTGATGTACCAATCCAATTGTCGGAACGATAATCAAAGTACGATGACCGAATGCTTGATAGTAGTGTTGTTGAATTAAGTAAATGATTAATGATTTACCAGAAGATGTAGGACTTAATGATAGTGAACGTCTTTTACGTAAAGCGTTAACGATATATTCGTTTTGATAATCACGTGGAGTAAACTTACAATCGATTTCTTTTGCAAGTTGTATACCGTAATCATCATCAATCTGTTCATCTAACCCAATATTATCTGGTGCATTAAGAGTATAACCTCTATCGTCACAGAATTTTTTGAGGTGTGGAAATAGACCAACGTATAGTTTAGGTCTTAATGGTTGATATAAATGAATGTATCCATCCCAAACTCGCATTTTAACTTTTGGGTGGAATTGCCAACCTTCAGGTCGGAAAGAAAAGTGTTGAGCGATTTCTTGACGAACACCACCATCGGCAGTCACTTTCATGTGTACACTATTAATGTGTTCGACGTTAATCACTTCGCTCATAATTTATAACTTAATTGCTAATAAAATAAAAATACCAAATAGTATTAAATTCGTAAAGAAGATAAGTATTGCTAGAATAGTATGGTACCAAATCCATCTCGTACGATACGCGTTTTCTAAGGTTAAATCTTCTGGGTCTGACTCTTCTTCCATCACGGGAAGATTATGCATTAATGCTTGGTCGACCTTATTCTCTTCTAAAGGTTTCTCAATTAATTTTTGAAACCACTTTATCATTAATAATCTCCAGCTTGGAACTTTAGAATATCAATCATATTCTTAATAACGAAATTTCTGCTGTGTATCGTTTTAATAATATCTTCTAAATAGTTCGCGTTCGCGGAATGAAAGTCAATCGTTAAACTTAACTTAATAATATCCTTATCCGCTTGAATATATTTATCCAAGTCATTACGTAAAACTTTTAACTGAAAAGGTTTCCAACCCTGTTCATTAAGTGTTTCCTGGTCCATTGAACCATCGTAATACTCACGCTTTAATCTTTCAAGTTCTTTATATTCTGCTCTGAGTTTTTTAACACGTAAAACTTCTTTGTAATACATGTTATAGTATTTACTATGTAATAAAGGAATGCGCTTACTTTCACCAACTAAATTTGTTTCGTCGATGGGAGCATCCTTTGCCCATATTTCTGAAATTTGATTTGTATCCATTATTTAAAAATCCAACTATGCTTTTATTAACGGTACTATTATACCATAAAAAATAGCATTTGTCAACTGTTGATTAGTATATTTTTCTGATTTGGTAATCGAAAGGTTCCACGGTACGTATCTCAAAAGCTCTACCATTAATATCTTTACCTACAATATGATTAGGCGATTTCTTAGTAATCTTTTTGAGTTTATATTCGTGTTTACTTCGTGTGATGGTTTTTACACCTTCTTTTGAGATGGTCGCTTCTTTTTGATACCATACTGTAAGGTGGTACTCCTCGTAAATAACTTTCTTCCACCATTCAATTATTTTTCGCAAAATAACTCCTTTTACATTTTCTTAATGTCAAAAGCATCGTATCTCATAGTAACCGTTGCTTCTGCATATACAACGTCTTGTTGAGCGAGGTCAAGTGATATAGGTGTTAAACCTATTGGGAATGCGTTTGAGAATGTGAATTCTATATTAGGATTCTTATGAGAGTTCAATAACATAATAGTTATATCTGACTGGTCACCATCTACACTGTTCTTTAATTTATCATATTGCTCTAAATTATCTGGTGTACCAATGCCCTTTAACCATTCGTAAATCTCACGATAGTTTTCCATATTCTCATCAATGATAAACGTTAAATCTAAGTCAGCATAATTTAAATGGTCAGGCACGCTGTAGAACTTTCTCAAAGGTGTTTGAGTTTCAACAGGGTTTGCAGTCACACCAGGTACTAAAACCTTCTGACTGAAAAACTCCACATTAGGCAACCTCGCAATCTTGATTGCAAAGCCTCCAGTAGATAAATAGTTATTAATCGGCACTTATAGAATTCCTATATTGTAATTGATTTTTAGTTTATTTATTCATTGTGTGAGGATATAATATGTTAAACCCTAAAGCTCTTAATTTCGAACTTGATACGACAGGTCTGTCACTTCATCAAGTCAACCAAGTTTTTGAGCAAACCTTTATAAGAAAAGACTTTGACTGGTGGTATGAAGTACTCCCAGGAGATGTCGTTGTTGATATTGGTTCTCATATTGGTTTATTTGCTGCAGCATCTCTCGATAAAGGTGCGGACAAAGTTTATATGATTGAACCTAATCGTGATTTACTTAAGGTTGCAATTAAAAATGTAAGTGATTATATTATAGACCACACTGTACAAAGGGTTATTCCTATTAATGCTGCAGTAGGAAAAGTCGATATGGATTCCGCGAATATATTTCGTAGTGCAATAGTACAAGAAAAGTTTGAAGAACCTCGATTGATTTCTTTACTTCAACTATGTGAAGAACAACAATTAAAACAAATCGATTTCTTAAAGGTTGATGTATCTGGTGCTGAATATAATATCTTAACTGCAGACAACATAGAGTTCTTATCTAATAATGTTCGTCATATCGCAGTTCGCTGTTATTTAGATGGTCAATATGGTGGTGAAGATAAATTTTCAAAATGGAGAGAAAATTTCTTATTACCGTTTGCCAAAAAGAATAAAGTGAATTGGCAAAACGAACAAGTAGGGAAAGGAATATTATCTGATTCTTGGAAGGAAACTATTGCAAACAATAGAGTGTTTATGATTTACATTACAAACTGGTAGGGTCCCAGTCAATTGTATTCGTAATATACATCATAAAAGAACGACCTTCTTCCCAATTCTTTCTACGTAAAGCTAAATCATCGAAAGCGAGTTCACGGTCATCGTGTTCTAAAAATCTTATTTTGTTTTCGTCAAAATGTTTTAGTATATTGTTACGAACATAAAGCCATCGCGATGGAGCTTCGGGAAAGGAGTCAAGGTGAAACTCCACCGCGATGTGTTGAACGTTGTTTCGTAAAAATTCAACGTTCTCTAAACTAAAAATGTCATACTCTCCACCTTCACAATCAATCTTTAAATAATCAATCCACTCAATGTCATACTGTGTCATACAGTCTTTAAAAGACATGAGTTGAAATTTTGCAGAAGGTCCGAATATATTTTCGTAATGTTCTTCCTTACTACCAATAGCAACATTGATAGGGACCACTGGTGTCTCTCCGTGGTCAATAAAATAATCTGAGGTATTATCTAATAGAGTCTTTAAATGTTCCCTATTAGGTTCAATCGCGTACACGGAACGTGCGCCTCCGTCGAGCGCGAGACAAGTAAAGAATCCAACACAAGCACCAACATCCACACATACGTCACCAGGTTGTGGAGCGTAATACCATTCATAATCTTTCCTATGAAAGAATTCGTGAAACATTGTGTTAATGTCATTTAATGGTATGTTAGGAACTTTTAGGTTCTTGTTAAGATATCTTTTAATCACCAGTTATGTACCACGTTTGCTATTATGAAAAAGCACGTAAGAAAATTAACACCCACAATAATAGTACGAAGGATTGCAACGTAATTATCATAAGGTTCCGTTTTATCATCGGAAAATCCTCCTAGCGCGTATTTCCATATAGTCCAAAACTTAGACATTAGAATCCTGAAATCGGTTTCCAATTTTTTCAAAGTAACCATTTGGTCCTACTTCAAATATATCACCATATTGTATATCCATTTCATCTAATATCCAATGCTTGTGGTCCTCATCGGATTCTTTTACGATACGGAATCCGTTGTCGAACGTATTCATCATTAAATCTTTTACATTTTTAAACATATTAAATTTCCTCTAAGTCGGATGCGAATTGTTTTTTAGGAGATGTTGTTCTCCAGAATTTGAGTTCCTTATTTGCTTGCTTGATTTGTTTTTCAAGTTCAGTCACCAACTCTTTAGTCAAACTCATAATATTAAGTCGTAATAACTTATCACCATCTTCATTTGATACATGACTTTCTAATGTGGTTTGAATTTGTTTAATTACTTGGAGTTTAGTATTACCTTTAAACGTAATCTTATCATCAAGCACAGCTTCAATAAATTCTTTCTTAATAGTTAACCAATCGACTTCCCTAGTACATTGAATGATACGCTTATTAATACGTTCCTCTAATACTTTCATTTTATAATCGACAAAGTCTTTTACGATTCCACGAGCATCGTCATACTCTCGTAATTTTCCATCGAAGTCAATAACGGTTAAGTTTTGTGCGAATGGTTTAGACAATTTAAACTTTGAAATAATTTTATTCTTATTCCAATTAGCAGATGTGTTTTGCTTGAGTTTAACTTCGAATCTAAAACCTTCTTTATCACATAGGTCTTCATAAGATACGATATCACCATCATCTTCTAAACCATCTAATACTTTTACATAACTCTCACGGTCAAAACCGTACGGCACCTCGGTGATGGAGAGTTGTGTTTTACCACGCTTTGAGTAGGTGCCGTACACTGAATATTTGTTTGGTTCTTCTTTGTTCTGTTGAACAGTTCCACTAAACTCTGGGAACTTAACATCGATATAATTTTCGATATTACCTGTCTTTAAGTATTCTAAACATGCAGCTTTGATACTTTCAGGACAGTGAGGTAAAATGTTTGTTGCGAAACCAGTTGCAATACCTTTAGTGCCATTCACTAATACTAAAGGAATGACTGGTAAATAGAATGCAGGTGGTTCGTGTTCTGGGTCATCATGTACTGGACTTAAATCAACATCCTTAATATACTTATTGAAGTTGTCATGTAACCTCGTATAAACGTAACGAGGTGCACCAGCTTCTTGAACTAATCGTGTTCCAAATGAACCTCGACCTTCAATTAAACAAATGTTGTTATTCCAGGTTGCAGCCATAAGTTGTCCTGAGCCTGCCGCAGAACCCTCACCATGATTATATCCATAGTCACTAATAATACCACTCACCGCAGAAACTTTCTTAAAGTCTCGTTTAGAATTAATAATAGATGAGTAGAGATAGAACCTTTGTACTGGTTTTAATCCATCAATCATATTTGGAATAGCACGTGACTCAACGGTATACATCGCAAAAGACTTCCACTCATTTGCTGCTACCGATGAAATAGGATAGTTATCTTCTGGATAACTCGTAACTTCTTCTGTAAACATCGTTAAATCACTCATAATATTTTTCGGTTCCTTTCCCTGTTAAAAATTCGTCTCTAGTTACGATACCATTTTTAGTATCATCAATTAATTGTAGAGCATTTGCTCTTGTTATTTTATCTTGTTTGTAAGCCCATAATATTTTACACTCAAAGGCTTTACACCTTTTTGGTCTGTTTTCATATATGGAACATTTATTTTCATTGGTAAGATTTATACAAGGTAGTATTAAATCATCTCCACCTTCAACTCGAACTTTATCGAATATTGTACCATTACAACAAAGCCCACAGTCGAAACATATATTATCCAAACATAAACTCCTTACGAAGTTGTGAGTCTTTTCCAAACATCATTTGGAACATACCAGCATCGTCGACAGTAACCACATCATAAACTGGCTCATTAATAATTTTATCATACTCATCTTCAGTTAATGAACCAAGACCTTTTATGTATCTGTGTTTCCAATCACCATTGTCAGCTTTAAAGGTAGATGCTTCTTCGTAAGTATAGAACCATTTTAAATCAGCACCCTTAGTTGAAATCATAATTGGTGTTCTTGTAATCTTGACTCTTCGTTCATTTAATAAACGAGGCCAGAACTTATAGAAGAACGCGATTAATAAAGGACTAATATGTCCAATACCATCGTGGTCAGCATCAGTCAGTGTTGCAATATGTTTATACGTCATATTTGTAACGCTATCTGGGTCATTAATATCTAATCCCAATACAGCAACCAACTCACTGAGTTCTTTATTCTTTAATACATCAGCGGGTTTCATATCCCAAGTATTCATAATCACACCACGTAATGGAAATGCTCCAATCGTATCTGGATTACGTACCTTCAATAAGAATCCCATAGCACTATCACCCTCTACAATCTTAAGTGTAGCGTCATCTTTATTAGCTGCAATATGTTTCGCAACTTTAACTTTACGTAATTTCTTTTGAGCTAATGTCGCAGCACGTTTGTCAGCCGCTAATTTCTTCGCAAGTTGAGCTTCAATAATAGGTTCAATAATTTCAGGTGTGTTCATTATCTTATTAGCAAAGAAAACAAAGTCCTTTACTTCAGCACCTTCTAAATGTTCCTTAACATTGCTCATAGGGTTCGTTAATCTTTCCTTAGTTTGACTATCAAACTTTGGATTGACGAAATTACGAGCAAACATTACGAATGTTAAACCATTCTTAATCGTAGCTTTTACAACTTCAATCTTATGTTTACGCTTAATCTTAGTAACGAGTTCGTCGACTACTCCATTGATTATATAATCGACATAGTTACCACCTTGTCTTGTATTCACACCATTGACGAATGAGTTAGACCTAAACCCGTCTTCAGATGGAGCGAAGAAGAACGAAAGGTTATCTGACTTTTCAACAATAGTACTCTCATTAAATAATGCAGCGTATTTTTTCAAGTCAGTTACTCGTACGCGCCTTTTATTAAAAGAAAAACTAATCTCAGGAAAAGCCATTTGAAGAGACATTAATCTATCTTCAATTAGTGATACTGTGTCAAGCTCATTTAATGAGTCAACTTCAAATAAGTCAAAGTCTGGAATGAAAGATACCTCAGTACCATTTCCTTCCTTTTGCTTTTTCGAAATTTTCAATGAGTCAGCACCATCTAAACATGTGACTTCAATCATCTTTCCGTCAGACCAAGTTTTACCTACGAACTTTTGAGATAAGAAGTTTGTCGCAGCAGAACCAACACCATTGGTTCCTATTGTAACACGTTCATCATCAAAAGAAGTACCCGCATTTACTTTCGTCCATGCAGCAACTGGTCTGAGAATATTCTCATTAGATGTTTCATCGAATATCTTGTCTTGTGGAATACCTCGCCCATTATCAGTGACAATAATCTTATCACCATCAATAGACACATTAATCTTGTTCGCGTATTTAAAATTCGTACGAATCGCTTCGTCAATCGAGTTATCGAGAATCTCGTCCACCATTTTAGATAATGCTGGTACATACGTACATGTCTTCCATTCACCAATTAAAAATCTTTCGATTTCCTCTTGTGAGCTAGAACCCATATACATCCCGATACGCTCTCGAACATGCTGTCGAGCGGTAAGAATTCTAAACTGTTCAGTCTGTTTAGTCAAGTGTTATCTCCATCGTGAATTGTTATTCTAACACAGTTCTCGTCAAATGTCAACTGTTTTTTTCATTAATTGCGTATAACCTGTTAGACTAATTAATTATAAGGATATTCCAAAAGAGTCTAAAAAAAGTGAAAAAAGTTATTGACATTTGCTTTGAAGTAGTATAGAATGGTACAGTATTTTGGTTGAAAAGGATTATATATTAATGAACATTTACGAGATTTACGTCCACGGTATCAGCAAAGGTCTGATTAAAGCCTGGTCTGAATCCGCTGCTCGCGAAACCTATTATATGCGTCACGGTGACGCTTCTGGTTTCTGGTTTGGTTATGAAGATATTAAGGTGATTAAACGATAATGACTACTGCATTTATTAAATTTGATATGGAAACTTTCAAGGGCGGAATCCCCGCTGGATATGAGATGGTTGAGTACGAAGAAGGTACTGACCCTATTGAAGATGGATTGGTCCTGTTGGATTTTTCTGAAGTTGGAATGTTTGGATTCCGTAACCCACAACATGCCTTTATTTCTTTTTCAAATTGAAAATAATTGCACTTTTTTCAATAAAACAGTTGACAAATGCAAAAAAACTTGTTATAATGGTTACATAATGGAAAAAGGAGTTAATATGGAAAAGGTAAATATTTTTGAGAAAGGCCCAACTATCGTATTTGGGCATATTAAAGAGGCCGCTGAATGGGTTTGTTCAGATTGGCCTGAAGGTGCTGGTTTCCAATCATCTGACAGAAATGCTGTTTTTAGAGATGCTTTGAGAAATACAATCGGTGCTGCTAACGCGGAAGCGTTTTTCAAAGGTCAACTTGACCTCAACGAAACTGAACTTTCAATGTTCAAAACTGGCGTAAACAACGCAATTTCTGATGTGTTCGCCCAGGAGGCAATATGAGTCACTGGGTAAACGACCAAGTTATAGATAACATTACAACTGACGTAATGAGTCTGGTAGAAACAAATGGTGTTTGGGGAATGGGTGGTGTAGTTGATACTATTGCCGCTGAGTTCGGTACTGAGAAACTTCCTCATACAAAAGATGATGATGAGCTTATTGACGCTCTTATCGAAATGAGATTTGAAAACATGGGAGGAGAATAGTGGACGACAAGTACATTAAAATTTTGGCTGAACAGTCAATTAGAGGGGGAGAACAAAGGTACACTGAAGCTCAAATTAGAGCTATGGTCGGTGCACCTACTAAAGAAGAAGAAGAAACCTGTATGTGCGGTGAACCTATTAACGAATGTGATGACGCATACTCTCACATAACTCACGGAGTTTAAAATGAAGAAATTTTTATTTTCAGATAGTCCTAAAGATGCTCTTAAAGATTTAGGATTTGGTATTGGTGCTGTTGTTTCGATTGCAGCAGTTATGTTTCTATTAATCGGATTTATGGAACTGATGAATCTCTCAGATGATACCATCAAGTTCGCGCTTGCGATTCCTTTATTCCTGTACGGTACGTACATGTTTGGTAGTCTCACAAGGGATATTTTTACAAAAAGTTGAAAAAACAGTTGACATTCACAAAAGACTGTGTTAGAATGGAAACATAAATTGGAAAAGGATTATATTATGTTGAAAGTTAAACCACGTACTGAATTTGTTAGTACCTCACTTCAAGGATACCTCGTATCCTCTTACGCAGACTTAGTCAAAGTCTTCGGTCAGCCTCAATGTACAGAAACTTCCGGCGACGGTAAAGTTGATATTGAGTGGGAACTCAAAATTGAAGATAAAGAATTTGAAACAACTCGTAACGTAACCATTTATAATTGGAAAGATTATGACGGTGGTTATGCTGCTATGAGTAACAGTCAATATGAATGGCACATTGGTGGAATGAGTTCCATGGATGCTATTCAGTTGAAGCTATATTATGAAAACAAAATGGAGGCTGCATAATGTCGTATTACGATGACCCAGATGTTCGTATTGCCGAACAAGAAATGAAGCGCAATAAGCGAGCTAACAAGAAGTTAGCAAAAATGAGAAGTGATGATTTCACTTTATATCATGACGATGATAAGTTCGATATGTTCGAAGTAACTGGTCGACATGATTTTGGTATAGGATTTAGTGACGACTATTAGGTAAATGGAACTTATAGGTATAATCCTTGCTTTTGCTGTATTCATCTTTATAATGATGGGTCTACTTAAAGCAGTCCTAGGAACCTTAGAATTTATGTGGGATAATTGGTGGGTAATATTCTTCTTCTTATTCCTTTTTGTTATATTGATATAACAAAATGTTATACAAAAACAGTTGACAAATGACTCTAACTATGGTAGAATGGCTACATACTAATCAACAAGGTAATGAACTATGATGGTTTCTTTCTCTGGTCCACGAGGTGGTAAACTAGATGTGGGGCTTCAAGCCTATGCCCTCCTGGCAATGAAATCGTTCGCAAAAAATCTTGGTATCAACCGGTTGCGTACGAATATTCTAGTAAACTTTCACCACAAACTATATGTTGACACACCCAATGCTAGTGAAGGTCTTTGTGAATCTCTGGACCAGAGAAACTTTATTATCGATGTAGCACTTTATGGTGATTGGTTAAGTACCCTCGCCCATGAAATGGTACACGTCAAACAATTTGCAAGAGGCGAATTGGATGCACAGTTAACACGGTGGAAAACCAAGGACCACCACAATACGGAATATTGGAATCAACCTTGGGAAAAAGAGGCTAGGCGCCTCCAACACAAATTGACAAATGAATTTAGGAAGGAATACGAATAGTTATTGCGCCCTTAGTTCAGTTGGATAGAACAACAGCCTTCTAAGCTGTGGGTCCCAGGTTCGAGTCCTGGAGGGCGCGCCAAATAAAGCCTCGGTGGTGAAATAGGTAAACACAAGGGACTTAAAATCCCTCGACCTTACGGTCTTGTCGGTTCGATTCCGACTCGAGGCACCAAATACGGAGTATAGCGCAGCCTGGTAGCGCATCTGCTTTGGGAGCAGAGGGTCATAGGTTCGAATCCTATTACTCCGACCAATGATAAATACAAAGTTATGAATGATAAAGATTTAGAAAAATGGATTAATAAGAATCCTTGGAAAGCAAACGTAATCTATCCCGCACTTGGGATAGCGACGGCTTTATTTGTTCAGTACACTTGTATACAGATAATTGATTCTTTCGTGACGGGTAAATGGATATAGAGTGGAAAAAGCATAAAGCAATAAGTGAACTACTTGGTATAGATTTAAAGTGTCCACATTGCGAAGAGGTCTTAGAGAGAAATGAAGAAAGTAGAGAAGAGGAAAAATCCAGTAGCGAAATACGGTCATAAATATAACAAAGCCGTCGTAATGACAGATAGAAAAAAGGCTGCTAAACGCGGTTATACTAAACATCCTATAAGAGAGGAAGATGGATAAAGACTTTACAATTGAAGTTTATAGAGAAAAACTTAAAGTTCAAGAAAAAGAACTAAATAAACTTAGAGCCGATGTTAAACTCTACAAGAAAATGGTTGAAGAAGAAAACACACAAAAGTATGAAGCCTATAAAAGGATTCACGAACTTCAATCAGAGTTAGGTAAATTAAATGAGACTATTGGAAACTAATTACGGAGACGTAAGAATATTTTCAGAAAGACCTTATGGTTATAAGAGATACGTTGTTCAATGGGAAAATTGCCCTAATGGAAGAACAACTATGTACTCAGGATTGTGGTACAGCTTAGATAAGGTTAAGAGTTTAGTAGAAAAAGAATTAGAAAGTTTGCCGGATTAGCTCAGTTGGTAGAGCAACTGATTTGTAATCAGTAGGTCGTCAGTTCGAACCCGACATCCGGCACCAAACACGTGGGGCTGTAGCTCAGTTGGGAGAGCGCCTCCCTTGCACGGAGGAGGTCGCAGGTTCGACCCCTGTCAGCTCCACCATTAGGATATTATGAAGAAAGAAGAAAGATACGAAGACGTACCAATTGAAGATAAAGGAAGTTTAACTATGTCGGATTTTTTAATGGCGATGATTCCGGTGATTGTGATATTACTTGTTTTATATCGAAATGACGTACTATGAAGAAAGAAGCTTTTGTATTTGATGTAGATGGTACGCTCACGCCAGCACGCGGAACAATCGAACCAGAATTTCACGATTGGTTTTTAGACTTTACTAAAAACAATGATTGCTATTTAGTAAGTGGAAGTGATAGACCAAAAACAATCGAACAAATTGGTTTCGAGATATACGACCAAATGCTAGGTGTATACCAATGTAACGGAAATGAGTTATGGTATAAAAATAGGCGAGTAAAAACAAACCCTTGGAAGCCATCGTATGAACTCACACACTACCTCAAGAATAGACTACATCATAGTCCATATCAACCTAAGACAAATAACCATATCGAAGTTCGCACAGGTATGATTAATTTTTCTACTGTCGGTAGAGCTGCAACTCAAGAACAACGTAAAAAATACTTTGAATGGGATAAGAATTATCTCGAAAGAAAAAATTTGTGCGATGACATAAATAGAAAGTTTACAGATTTACATGCAACAGCAGGTGGAGAGATAAGTATAGATATATCTCCTAAAAAGGCTGACAAGTCTCAAGCTGCTTATGATTTAAAAGAAGAATACGAAAGGTTAGTCTTTTTTGGTGATAGAACAATGCATGGTGGAAACGATTACTCAATAGCTTTAGTAATCGAACTCGGTAAAATGGGTGAAGTCCATCAAGTAGAAAATTATGAAGAAACTTGGGAACATCTAAAAGTGATATCCAAATATAAATGGGAGATTGGAAATGAAGAAAAGAAATGTTGAAGCTAGAAGATTAGGTGCTTACGAGCGTTTAAAGGAATCAAAATTTTTCCCTAAAACAAATGCAGCCGGTCATGAACGTACTCAAGAAAAGTGGCAAGCAAGAAAAGATAAAGAATTAGAAATACTCAAAAAGAGGTGTAATGTATGAGTACAGAAGGAAGAATAAAATACACCTACAACCACCCAGTTAAAGAGGGTGTCACATTAGAAGTTGTAGGTATCGAAGAAAAGGTAGAGGGTGATACTACCTATGTTCGTAGAATCGATGGATACATTGTAGATATCCCAACTACGAATATTACGAACAAGGAAACATTAAGTTAATGATACGTAGTGAGCGTGGAGAAAAGAAATTAGATTGGTATGTTAAGTGGATAGCATCGGCTCTCGTATTATCAGCAATTATTTTTCGTTCATCTGGTCCCGATTACCATTTATTAGATTTATATTTTAGTTTTTTTGGTATTGGACTATGGATGTGGGTTTCGATTTTATGGGAAGACCGAGCACTTATTCTTTTGAATGGTGTTGGATTCTCATTTTTAGCTATGGGTATTATGAAAGACCATGGTGCATTTTGGATTAACTTTTGGCAATCATTGCTAGGGTTGACAAATTAAAATAAATGTGTTATAATAACACTTTACATCTCCTCTTAGCTCAGTTGGATAGAGCGTGTGGCTACGAACCACAAGGCCGGGAGTTCGAATCTCTCAGAGGAGGCCAATCAAGGATATATTATGGAAATAGTTGAAAAAAGTAAATTACTAGAAGCATTAAAGAAAGGAACAGTTACTGTATCCTTTCGTAAAATTGACACAGGAGAATTGAGAGTAATGCCATGCACTCTGAATCCTGAAGTTTTAGAAGCAAATGGAGTCAAGAATAAAGTTGATTACTCGTCTACTGAAACTGAGGCATTCCCTGTCTGGTCATTAGATAAAAACGCATGGCGTTCATTTAGATTAGATACCGTAGAAGGTTGGGAGGTTTTAGGTGAGTAACGCAGAAAATAATAGAAGAAGTGAAATTCGCATGGACGGCGAAGTTTACGTTGTTGACTTATTTGAAAATAATAAGTTAGTTGAGTCAAGAAGACTCGAAGGTAAGAGCATGGCTTTTGCAACTGATGTTTCAAACAATTGGGACTCAGGTCTAATTCAATTACTCGTAGACTAATAAATAGAGTAATAACTTAGAGGAACTTATATGGCTCTGCAATCGTCAGGCGCAATTTCAATGTCGCAGATTCGAAATGAATTCGGGTCTAGTTATGCATTGGGAAGTTATTACAGAGACGCATCAGACCCGTATATAGGAACGATTCCAGCATCTGGTTCAATTGCTTATAATGACTTTTATAGTTCATCAAGACGCACAGCAAGGTTATCCTCAGGAGGTGGAAATAGTTATTATTCTAATGGAGTCTTTGGTAGAAAGATTGGTTGGTCTGTTGCGAATGGAAGTCAGTTCTGGCATTATGAATTTGGATATACTAATAACGCCTTTGGTTCCTCTACAAGGTCTTCTAACATTTCAACAACCGCAGCACTTGGCGGAATTCATACGGTGTATTATGGAAACCATAGACACTTAACAGTATCGCATCGTAGTGGTTCTAATAGTGGGTGGACATATTTAGATTTTAAAGTACCGTTAACATGGAACTCTTCAGCGTTAACAACTATCACAATTCAAAGAGGTTCTGGTAGTGGTGGAACGTATAGAGGGTTTAAAAGAAACTTTGGTAGCTCAGCGCAACAAGCATATTACTCTTGGAGTTGGTCTTGGGAATCTTGGCAATGGAATAACATTGCAAGAATTGCATCTGGTCTTATTAATAGTTATTATAATGGCCATAATTGGTACATAAGAATGAGGTAAAAAATGATAGATTATAAAATTGTAAAAGTAGATTGGATTAATAAAGTCGCACAGATTCGATATAGTAAAACGAACTGTGAAGATTATTATATCGCAACTACAACTAGTGAGATTGACTTCACTGAAGAGTGGATTCATAATCAAGCAGCTGAACGAGTTCAAGAAGCGGTATCCTTTTGGGATGCAGCTGCAACAATGGAAACGATGGAACTTGAAAGTGATGGTGGTACTTTAGAAGATGTAGTATATGAACCAGAACCAGATTGGGACCCATCAATCGAAAGATTAGAACCAAATAAAACTGTTGCTGATGATGGAACAATCACTTATGGTTGGACAAAGGTTCCTCTTGATGCTCAACAAATTGGTGCAAATATTCGTATGCAAAGAGACGAATTGCTTCATCACTCAGACCACTATGCATTATCAGACAGAACACTAAGCCCAGAAATGGCAGAATATCGTCAAGCACTAAGAGATATTACAGACCAAGAGACATTTCCAAACAGTGTTACCTGGCCCACAGAACCTATAGATTAATATGTCCGGTTCAGTCAAATTTTACGCATTA